AGCTAATCACGAATACACAGGGCGTTACTGTGTTGAGCATGGACTCAAATTGAATTTGCAGATGCATTTATATGCCAGCTTGGCCTAAGGAACCTCATGGGAATTTTTGATAGATTTAAAAAGAAGCCTCCTGCCAAAGAGGAAAAAGAAAAAGTTATTCGTGTGCCTCGAGCACCAGAAAAAACTGCCAAACAGCTGGCCACAGAGAACAACGAACCTTATGTGGCTATTCTTACCATGGACATAGATCCCAATAACCTGCACCAAGGTGCATTTGAACTAGACTGGAATGAGATATTCATTGCGAGACTGGTCAAGGCCGGTTACATGATGAAACCCACAGACGCTGACTCAGACCTGGTGGATCGGTGGTTCCAGAATGTGTGCAGACACGTGGTGATGGAAACCTGGGAACAGGAACAGGCCATTCGCAACTCAGGAGCACAGTATGTTCGCACTAGAGACATCGGCAATGGACGCAGCGAAATAAGTTAAGGAAAAGATCATGATGGATGGAAGACGAGTTGGTTTCACTGCCTCAACATTTGATTTATTACACGCCGGGCATATCAGTATGTTGCGCGAAGCCAAAGAAGAATGTGAGTATTTGATTTGTGCATTGCAAAACGATCCCACCCTGGATCGGCCCAACAAGAACAGACCAGTGCAGAGCATTGTGGAACGACAACTGCAACTGTTAGGCTGCAAGTATGTGGACGAAGTTTGGGTTTACAATACAGAAAAAGATCTAGAAGACCTGTTACTGATACTGCCCATCGATGTGCGTATACTTGGTGTAGAGTACGAAGGCCGGGAATTCACAGGTCGTGAAATTTGTCACAAACGAGATATTGAATTACATTTCAATGGTCGCGATCACTCATTCAGCAGCAGTGAATTGCGCCAGCGTGTGGCCCAGGCCGAAGACTTAAAAAAGAAAATGGGGGCATGGGAGCCAGTGGGTGCAGATGACACAGGCGGACCCAGCCCACGATGATACTGTACGCCAATGGTTGCAGTCACACCGCGGCTGCCGAAGCAGTTGTGCCAGATGTGTTTGCTAAGGACGACGGGAAGAACGGTATAGATCGTCGCCCACATCCTACAAATCTAGCAGCCAGTTGGTGTACACATTTGGCAAGAGATCTTGGTCGTACCTTGTACTGTGATGCAGAGTCAGCCAGCAGCAACGATCGCATTGCGAGAACCACACGTGAATGGATTGCCAATAATTCAGACAAATTGAACAATACATTCATGGTCATTCAATGGACCACCTGGGAACGAGAAGAGTGGTTGCACCGAGGCACATGGTATCAGGTAAATGCATCTGGGGCAGATTGGGTACCGCAAGAACTACAGCAACGATACAAACAGTTTGTGGTCGATGTAGATTGGGCGGCAAAAACTCAAGAATGTCATGAAAAGATTTGGACCCTGCATACTGAACTGAAAAGTTTGAACATTCCCCATTTGTTTTACAGTGGGCACAGCAGTTTTGGTGATGTCCAAAATCAACATATTTGGGGCACCAGTTACATGTATCCTTACAATCGGCAAGGTACTTACAATACTATTTTACAACAAAACGGGCATGTGCCCACAAAAGGTTATCACTTTGATGCCAAAGGTCATTGCTTTTGGGCCAAGTATGTGTTACAATACATCAAACAACACAACTTGGTAACACATAATGCGCTATCTACTGATTGACACCAGCAACATGTTTTTTCGTGCGCGACACCAGGCGCATCGAGCCGCAGACACATGGACCAAGCTGGGTTTTGCCCTACATTTGACCTTGATGAGTGCCAACAAAGTAGCACGTGATTTGGGTGCTGATCATGTGGTATTCGCACTAGAAGGACGTAGCTGGCGCAAAGATCACTATAAGCCCTACAAAGCCAATCGTGCTGTGGCACGTGGACAAATGAGCGAGTCTGAAGCAGAAGAGGACAAGCTGTTCTGGGAGACCTATGATGAGCTGACTAAATACTTGTCTACACGAACCAACTGTAGTGTCGTCCGCTGTGCCACAGCAGAAGCAGATGACATCATTGCACGTTGGATTGCACTACACCCCCAAGACGAACACGTGATTGTCAGCAGTGACTCAGACTTTGTGCAGTTGATTGCACCTAATGTAAAATTGTACAACGGCATCAATGATCACTTGTTCAGTACCACGGGTGTTACGGACGCAAAAGGCAAAAACTTGGCATTCACTATAGAGAGCAACAGCAAGATCAAAGTTGGCAAAGCAGATGCCAACTTTGTGCCGCCTGTGGATTATCAGAAATGGGTGTTGTTCATGAAGTGCATGCGTGGCGATCCCGGTGACAATGTGTTCTCGGCCTACCCAGGTGTGCGGGTAAAAGGCACCAAGAATCAAGTGGGACTCACAGAAGCATTTGAAGATCGCAATCGCCGCGGCTATGCCTGGAACAATCTCATGTTGCAACGTTGGAGTGACCATGAGCAAGCAGAGCACAAGGTGCTGGAAGATTATGAACGCAATCGCACCCTGATTGATCTCACAGCACAGCCTGATGAGATCAAAGCTGTGGTAGATGAAGCAATACGTGAGCAGATCAGTCATAAGGATGTAGGCATGGTGGGTGCGCACTTTTTACGATTCTGTGGCCGGTACGATCTTACCAAACTCAGCGACCATGCTGAACAAATGGGTCGTTGGATGAATGAAACATATAAAGGGAAGTTAAGTGATTAAATCAGTGGCTATTTTTGGAGATAGCTGGACTGTGGGTTCTTATGAAAAAATTCAAAATTCCAATGATACTACCCCGTTGTCTCTGTTTGTTCCAGGCGTTAATTTACCAGGTATTGAAAAATTATCGAGCAATCCATCTTTTAAACAACTCTTTTCCCATTATGATATAGAGGTTCAAAATTTTTCTGTTGGTGGAAGTTCTAACCATGATACTGTTGAATCTATAGAACAACGCAAAAAAAGTATTAGTGACTGTGATGTAATTTTAGTTTGCCAAACTGATCCACTGAGAAATCTTTGCTATAGAAGAACAACAACAATAGATGCAAATAAAGAATCTATTGTTGTCTCATATTCCGACTTAAACGAATTGGCTGAACAATTATGTAAAGAATTTTATCAATCTTTGTCTAGCATTCAGAAGCAAATTAATGTGCCCTTTGTTCTTTTTGCAGGATGTAGTAAATTATGTGAGCAACATATTCCAGATAATTTAGACTATATTTTACCTTGTTGGACCAAATTGGTTGACACAACATTTTTAAACAGCAGTTATTTTGATTCATGGGAACGTGCATTAAATTTTACAGATTATCTAGTAGATAAGTTCCCGCAGAATGCAACTAGCTTGAAAAACAGTTTTGTTAAAATTGATCATGCACTAGCCGAAAGATCTGCTATATGGCAAACCAATGAAAATTTTGGATGGGTACATGCCGGAGCGGGCGGGTATTACAAAATGTTTGATAAACTTATGCAAAAAATAGGAGAAATAGATGATAGAAGCCAAACCAGTAATTGATAAAAAGTATTGGATACTTAAAAAAGACAATCGCAAGATTGGTGCGCTAGAGGCTGAACCTGATGGTTACACCATGCGTATCTTGGACCAGATCGGCAAGTTCAAGACCATCCCTATGGTGCGTAAAAAAGTTGATATTGAATTTGCACCTGCTGAAAAAACCACCCGGCCAGCACCAGATCAAGTGCATGGTTATGCCACAGGATGTAGAGCACACAATCCCATGTGGGACGTCAAACAGCGATTGCCATTGTTCACAAAAGAACGCAAATCCAAGTCTTGGTATGCCGCAGGTTGGTATGCTGTGAAACAACATCGTGCCTGGAAGATCCTGCGCAATCCCAAACTGATTGTGTTGGAACGTTATCAATATCAAGGACCATTTCATACTCAGGAGGCAGCACGTGACAACTCTCTATCTCACTAAAAAATGAGTTTGCATATAAATCGATTTGTTGACTCAATCAAAGCACACGAAGCACGTGGACAACGAGACTACACCATGCCCATGCGCGATGCCAAGGATTTACACGCAGACATAACCAAACTGTTGTTGACTTTGGAACAACTGCGTGAAAAATCCACACAAGGCACAAAAGTAGTAGAAGTGCAGATTACCGGAGGTAGTTTCAAATCTGCATAGTTATTGGCATAAATAAACGTGGAGTTTAATATGTCAAGACCAAAGCCATCTGTGCTGATTGAGCACACCAACAAACAAACTTACAAGACTGAGCAAGTGCTGGCCTCAGAAGGTGTGTGGGCGGTATTCTTTGATTCCAAACCTATCAATCTTAAAACTGGTAACCTACTCACACAATACCCTGGTCCCAAGTACAAAAAGGTATCGTTCAGCAATCCCGGGCATGCCAAAAATTTAGCTCGCAAACTCAACATACAATTCAAGACTGATAAATTTTCAGTGGTGCTGCTGACACAAGGGGATAAAGTGTATCCCAATGCTGAATAGGTTACAATTCACTGCTGAGCTGATACGTCACTTTCCCGATGCTCCCACTGTGGATGAAGCCATGCGCACCTGGTGGCAAAACATTCGAGAAGATGGCGGCCTGCGATTGAGCTATGAAGGATATCGTGTGTTCAGTGACTGCCTGGAACTGAACAGTTATACATTTGAATTGCCGCAACAACTGTTGACACCCAAGAACTTGATTGTGATGGATCGGCACATGGCATCACCCTACTACATTGTGAACAATCGCAAACACAACCACATGGTGATGTTTGGCAGTCGCGAAGCCATGATGGCTGCCTTGTATGGCGACATCAAAAAATTTATCTCAAGCCTAACCTACTGAGCTGCTCACAGTCACGCAAAAACCGCAGTTCCATCATGGTGGGATAATCGTCCAACAAGAATTCACGCTGAGCACGTAAGCGGTCACGATAGGGTGCAAGATTTATCTTGCCCAGTATGAGATCCTGATTCAATTCCAGGGCCAGTTGGATTCGTTGATCATTGGGCATGTGGTCGTAACTCACGTTCACTATGTCTGTGAACATGTCAAAGCCCAGTTCCACACAATCTTGCACAATGCCTGAGTATCCAATCACAATGGGTATCTGTTCGGCCAGCATGGCCATAAAAGTCTTTTCAGTGATTATGCCGGGTGCAACATCATACTGAGTTTCTGTCACAATGTTCACTGCACAACTGCCATACACATCTAGCAACCGTATGAAATTGTCTTCGTTCTCAGTGCCCCGATATGTGCTGTAATCCCATTGAGTCAATGGCACAGCATCGTGGTAACTGAAAATGCCATTGGGCCAGTTTTGTAAAATTTCTTTCACTTGAAATCTATGTGGGCACATTCTGCCATTCAAACACTGCCAGGCCTGAGTCTTGGGCATGTGCGGCATGTGCTGCCATTCATTCCATCTGGTGTGTAAATTTTTTACAATCTGATATTCATGCACATTAAATTCAATCAGTTTGATTGGGCCTGTGTAGTAGTTTTTGAGATTGTGCGGCCAGTGTATGACCACCACTTGATCAGCATGCTGTTGATATTTTTGTTCAACCTGTTCAAGTTCTAGTATTTTACCATGTTGATTTGTGATAAAATCTTGAAAATGCATGACCAACAGTGTGTTGGGTTTGAATTCAATATCAGGCAGTTTGATCGGCCATCCCCGGTGTTGATTGTAGGGAGGGTCAAATGTGTTCCATACCCCATGCACATCAAATCCCAAATCTGACAGAGTTTTGTGAAAAAATACTGTGTAGTCCATATGATATTTACTAAGTAGATCATGTACTGGAATAATCCTATTCTTGAATTTTCGTGGCCCAGTGATCAAGATCCCATCAAAGGCCAATATTTGTTTTACAACCCCAAGTGTTCATTTGACAATGTTGACACAAATCAACGACTACAAGATCTTTGCGATTGGGCCAACAATTGGCTGTTGCACGACGGCATCAATTTGTTTGTGGCCGATCAACGTAACCACTATGACATCGCCAATTTGGTCAAGCTCAACATGTGGATAGCAGACATAAGAAAACAAGGGATTATCAAACCCTGGCTGATGTTGGATCAGGGCAACGGCACATACATAGCAGGTACTGGAGACTCTAGATTGCGTTGCCTAGAGTGCATACCCGAAATTCAAACAGTGCCTGCATTTGTTAGTACCTGTGAGTCACGTGCTCATCTCTACAGTGATCTAGAACCAGTGACAACATTTGATCAATTTGCCACATTGTGCGGGGCTGATCCGGGTCAGTTGTTTTTGTTTAAATTTGCAGATGGTCAAGCCACACATGGCATGTATTGGTATGAATACAACAGTGCAAAAACCAGATCAATCACACCTGGCGAATCCTGGTGTGTGGATGTGTTTGCAAGATACGCTGGCACACAGTCTAATTTGGTAATTGACCATGTATGGTTTGGTCAATTGGTACCCTGGCACAATTACACAGAGTAAGTCCAATAATTGATTTGCAAACATCTACGAACTTTTTCAAAGTACGTGGCAGGGTATCCGTGTACAGTTTCTACGCTGGGGACAAAAAAGAAACAACGGTTGTCTTGACTTTCAATTCGATAACCATTGACTAATTCTGTGCCTGGATAAAGCTGTTCGTGATTGGTGTAGACCATGGCAGTGAGGCGCTTTTCCAAATGATCATGATGCGGTTCTAAGTAAAAATCTCCCCAGTCACTCAACACCTCAACTCTGGGAAACATGTCTTGAAAATTTTGTTTTGTGTGATATTCAAAATATTCCCTGACAGGCCCTTGCTGCAGGGATTGCCACAACTCATACAAAGCAGGATACTGTTCGGCGGTTTGATCTGTCACAAACAACCGGTCAGAACCTACCCGTCGTCCATGCACTTGCTGTTGTGTCTTGACAGGTACACTTTTTAATTCATCCAGGCACTGTTGACTTAGAAAGTCATTTACTATCCAATGTTCCCAGGGCAGTTGATACTTAACTGTTTCGATAAAAGGTATTTTGTGCAATTTGTTTCCAATCTTGATGCCTATCGCCTGTGGGCTCAATCTTCACATTCAACCAAGGCAAAGCATCATTGGCGTGTCCAGTAAATCCTTGTTTGGGCAACAACAAATCTGGCCACTGTCGCAAAAACTGATTTTTTAATATTGGCTTGGTTGTTGTATTTACTTTGAATTCCCAGGGCAAATTCAGTGCAAACTGCATTATGCGTTTGTTCATAAAAGGGTTGCGTGTTTCCTTGCCCCAGGCACCACCAATTCGATCTTGACCCGGGGCATCACATCCAACCACTTGGTACCAATAGTCCATGAGCAAGGTGGCCTGCCGTGCATCGCCATTGTAGGCAGTCAAACAGCGTTGCCACAATTCAGGATCTCCAGCTTGGCTGTAAGGACTGTAGCTACGTTCTGCGGAATAATCAATGTGTTGATACACTCCATAACCTCCAAACAATTCATCTGCTGCCAGCCCGGTAAACAACACTCTAGACTCAGTGTTTTTTGCCACCAGCCATTTGCCCACAAAACTCCAACTCTGAGCAGGCATCTGAGTTCTTTCCAACAGTGCATGATATTGTTCAGCATATTGTTCAAAAGACACTGGCAATAATTTTAAATTTAAAATTTGATCTGGCTGTAAAAATTCTTTGACTCGATCCACTACTGGGTCTTTGCCGGTCATGTTTATGCTTACAAGTTCGGCCTGCGGTAATTGAGACAATATCAAATTTGAATCTACTCCACCAGAATAGCTGATGGCTGCTGAACATTCTGGTGTCATTTCTTGCATGACTCTGGTCCACAGCCAATCAAATTCTTCCTGTACTTGTGCTTGTGTTCGATGGTGATCGGGATTGATCCATGACCAAATGTTGTCTAAGGATATGTCTGGCACGTGATCAATGTACAGTCTTCCAGGTTCCAACCGTTCAATGCCCTGCCAGGGCGTTTGAGTTTGCATGGTCCAACTCTTGTTGACATATGGTACCTGTACTTTATTTGTGCTGACATAGGTCAATATGGGCGCAACTTCCGAACATACAATCACAATGTCGTCGTCTTGGTAACGATACAGATAGTGTTCGCCCTGCGGGTCTGACGCATAGGTCACACAATCACCGTCCCAGTACACCCAAGCCCAAGGTCCTTCAAAGTATTGAAACTTGTTGCGATTGCTCCGGGCTGCTTGATAGGCCAGTTCCGTATCATTGCTGTAGTGTCCGTGCCAGCGATGATTGTAGATTTCTCCATTGTAGGCAAAGAAGTCCGGCTTTTTTTCATTGTAAAAATCTGCCGAGCCTGTGATGTGCAACACCGTTTGTGCCATGAAAACTCGATCACTGTGTTGATAACGCACAAAGTCTGGGCCGCGACTTTGCAGTACTTTCACGGCCGCAAGATGTTGGGGCAACGGCTTGGCTGTGCGGCTTTGCACATACAATATTCCGCACATTATTTTATTTTTTCTAGTACACCAGGCCACCAGGCAGCAAAGTCTGCAGGCCATTGCTGCTGCATGGATCGCAACAGTGCGATGTTGTTATCGGCGGCTTGAGCACAACGATCAGTGATATCTTTTTGTTGGAACTGTTGTGTATTTTCTACGGCTTCGAACAAAAAGTCTACCATTTTGTCACCATAAGCTGCGGTGCGATTCTCAATCATGCTGTCGTATTTGTGCGTGACTAAATCTGCCAGTGTATCAAATCC